TAAAATTGTAAAAAACTTATATGGTGCAGCTTTATATGAAGCTTTAGAAAATGATATTGACATTACAAATGATCGTATTTTTAAAAGATATGTAAAAAAGATAACACCTAAGATTTTTGAAGCTAGAGATAGTATACGAGAAAAGTGGGCTTACGGGCAAGAAGTAGCTCTAAAGAATTTTAGAACAGCTCAACGAAACTCTGATATACGAGAAGCTGTCATAACTAATGATGCTAACGCATTATTTAAAAAAGGTGGTATACTTGATGACATTAGAGCAACAGAGTTTAAGAATCAACCGGGGTCTTACCCACTAGCCATGCAGTATTTAGAAGATCAGATTGTATCTGACATACAAAAAGACGCATTTGCTGGAGGAGAAGGTACACTAATTTCTCCCGCTAACTTAGCTAATTTACTTGACGAAGCTCCTATTGAAATAACTCGTAATGGAAAAACAGAAGTCTTTAATGGTTTAATAAATGTTCCTGATAAGTTTATATCTAAACAACTAAAAGACAGATTTGAAAGACGTATTACAGGTGCTTTATCTGCTGTACAGACTGAGGCTGCAAACGAGTTAGACCAGCGTAAGGCTAATCTAAGAACTTCATGGGATAAAGAAAATATATACGATGAAATAGCAAGATTAAGAAACAATCCTGTAAAATTAGCAGAGTTTCTTGATGAGTCAAATATGGTTATTTTACAAGCTAAATGGATTTCTTATGCTCGTAACCAAGTTGACGGTGATGGTACACTATTATATGATGTAACAATAGATGGTCAACCAAAACTTACCGATGCTTTAAATAAGTTTTTAGCTAAGGCTGATACAGGTAAGAATGATGTACAGGTTAATCAAAAAGCTAAATATCAAGATGTAATAAATGAGTTTCATGACAATGATATAAAAAGTGCAGTTAAACAGCATTTATTTGGTGATAAAGGAAAAGGAAATAACTTAATTGGTGCAGACAATCAGATCTTTAGACGCATGAAAGCTGACTTTGATAGGGAGTTTCTTAAATCATTACCAATCTTAGAGAGAAAATTATCAACTTTAGGCCCGAATGATAATGAAGAATACACTATTACCGAACATCTATCGAGTGTTTATAATACAGTTAAAACTAATTTAGATAACAATGTCTATGATGCACCTTTGAGTATAGGCGGTAGTGTAAGTATACCATTATTAAACGCTAAGAAAGAGTTTGTACAATCGTACATAGATGATGAGGGGCTGAAAGATGCAACAGAAGTTACAAACCTAGCCGAGAAAAACAACTTTGAAAGAGCAAAAGGTTGGAGAGACAGTGGTGGTACACTGAATACAGATATTATTAGTTTCTATGATGACGTACCTATGTTTAAAATGGTCAATGGTAAAAAAGTACCAATGACTAGCTTACAAAAGTTTTTGTATAGATCTAGAGCTGTAAACTATTTAACAACTGACGAGTCTGCCAAGATTGCTAAGTGGGATGAGACTATGGAGTTCTACACAGATGATGATAGAATAGCTTTACTTAACAAACCTACTGAGGGTAAGTTCTTACAAATCAGTGCAGAATCACTACCAACATTTACTGCCGCAGCTAAAGCTATGAAAGCTGGCCCTAACAATACATTTGATAGTATAGAGTCACCTAAGTTGGTAGCTATGCGTAAAGGTAAAACATCTAGACAATTATCTAGATTACCAAAGGTTAAATCTTTACAAGAGATGACTAAGGCAGAACTAGAAAATGCTGTTTATAATCTTGATGCTACTAATATAGGCTACTATGGTTTTGGTGGTTTTGAAGCGTTGGACTTACTACAACAGCTAGGCGTTAAAGATGATGAAAAGATATCAGAAAACCTACAGACAGCTATGCGTATGTTAAAGGCGCAGAACAATATTACTAGACGTAAGAGAGCTATGGCTGGACTTACTGTTGTAAATAGTGATGCAGCTTGGGTAGAAGCTACAGGATTTACATATGATGAAATGCAAGCTATCAAAAAAGTATTTCCTTTATTAGAAGGTTATGAAATGACTAACTTTGACAAACTACAACGTCAAGTTGCAAAAGTATTTGTAACAGATCTTGAAAAGTATGGCGCTGATAACTTAATCAAGGCTGGTTACAGAATTGTTACTGGTGTACCTAAGAGACAAGAGATAGATGAGATTGTAGAAAAAGAACGCATAGAAACAGAACCATTACAAAAAACACAAGGAAGACGAAAACGGACTAAACGATGATAGAAGAATCAAATTACGGTGATGCTTACTCTTTAGATATTGAAGCTTCTAAGGCTGCTGTAGAAAAATATGGTGAGTTTATAGATGAGTATGAAAAGAAAGAGCAAGCAGAACAAGCTGTAGAAGCAGAAAAAACAGCGGAGCAAAAGCAGAGGGTTGATGAACAAGTCGACCCTCGTAACGCCGATTCATGGGGTGCTAAAGCTTTTATAAAAGAAGGGCAGTCTATTCTATCTGGTGGTATACAAGATACTGCGTCTTCGATTGCAACATTTCCTGAGCGTACAGTAGATGCGTTATCAGGTGAAATGCAAAGAGAGAAAGAAGAAAAAGGATTCTACAAACCAGAGTGGACTCCTTTTAACTCTTACGATAACCCTATCGAAACCAAAACATGGTGGGGTAAACAGCTACGTGGATTAGTACACTTTGGTACACTTGCACTCGGTACAGTTGCAGCAGCTAAGGCAGCGGCAGCTACAGGTCTGGTTACAATACCAGCTGGCCTAGCCGGTGTAGCTAGCAGTAGCCTTGCAAGAGGTGCAGCTGTAGGTGCTGTGTCTGACCTTGTATCTAAAGAGTCAGACGAGATGAACGCTATGGGTGCATTGCGTGAAAGATATGGCTGGTTTGACACACCACTAGCTACTAAAGACACAGACCATCCTGTTATGATGAAGATAAAAAACATCGTAGAAGGTATGGGCATAGGTCTATTTTTTGATGGACTAGCTTATGGTCTTAAGAAAGGCAGTCAACCAGTGCTTGAGCAGATAGCTGCTAGAAATAAAAGTGTAAAAGATCAAACAGTTGAAGCTGGTATAGCACAGCTACGAGAGGGCGAAGTACAGTTTAGAGCAGATAAAAACGCTCCTGTAGCAGAGCCACACCAAGGGGCACACACATCACAGGTTGAACCAGATGTAGCTCGTCAACAGTTATCACGTACACGTAACGAGTGGGGTTCTGAAGAAGGATCTACAGGCTCTGTTACTACACCAGTAGAACGTGAGCGTATAGCACTCAAAGGTGGTACAGATGATGCAACTGTTGAACGTATATACAAAGGACTTGTTAGCAGTGAAAAGTTTGCAAAAGACTTGGCAGCTGCAAAAGGCGACAGGCGAGCTCTAGCAGCTACATTTAGAGAAGCTGTAGAAGGACATCAGCGTATAACACAGGGTAGAAATGCTGTTGATATGTCACCAGCAGAGTATCTTAAAGAGTTGTACGAAACTAACGATGTTATTGATGGTGTCGAAGTATGGACATCGAAGAATGTTGTTATTGCTGACCTAGTGTCTGGTACGCTGTTAAGACAGTTACGAGATACAGGTATAGCTGGTAGAGAGATAATGGATATAGTCAATCTTAATGATATAGATGGCCCAGCTAAACAGATAGTTGACACGATGCTTACAGCTTTGTATGAAACTAAAAAAGCTAGATTTGTAAAGTCAGACTCATTTAGAGCGTTAGGTGCTGGTAAGGCACGTAAAAGAGCTATAGATGATGCAATGACACAAGAGATGGCTGACACCAGAGAGGCTGTACTTTCTGTATTAAAGATCTCAAAAGATGGTGACGATGAGTTACTACAGGCTGTGTTCGAGGCTTTCTCTATGATGAAAGATGTCAACTCACTTGATGACTTTGACAAGTGGGCTCGTACTATCATAAAAGGTGGTAAGCTAACAGAAGGTGGTGTAGATCGTACAGGTGCTATGATACGTGAGCTAGAAGGTGTAATGAGTCATAGTATATTATCTGGCCCGAAAACACCAATCCGAGCAATCATGGGTACATCTGCTGCAACATTCTTAAGACCTCTATCTACAGCATTAGGTGCTGCTATACGTTATCCGTTTAACGGTGACACAGCTACACTTAGATCTAGTCTTGCGTCTATAAACGCTATGGTAGAAGCTGTACCTGAGTCGTTTGAATTATTTAGAACTAAGCTAAACTCATACTGGAAGGGCGACATATCAAGTATTAAGACTCGTTATGTAGACTTTACTAGAGGTGACGAGAACTGGGAGATCTTACGTCGTTGGGCAGAGGATAGTGGTAGAGCCACACCCGGAGAAACAGCAGCGTTTCGTGTAGCCAACATGGCACGTCAAATGAACAATAGTAACTTGCTCACATACTCTACTAAGATTATGGCGGCAACTGACGATGCGTTTGGTTTTATACTTGGACGTGCAAAGATGCGTGAGAAGGCTATGCGTAGAGTCTTGGAGTTACAGGACAATGGCATATCTACACCAAAGATAACTCGTAAACTAATGAAAGCTTACGAAGATGATTTTTACTCACAGCTATATGATTCTGCTGGTAACATCACAGATGAAGCTTTATCATTTGCACGTAAAGAAGTTACACTTACACAGGAACTTACAGGCTTTGCAAAAGGTCTAAACGATGTGTTTACTGCTACACCATTAGCCAAACCATTCTTTTTGTTTGCTAGAACTGGTGTCAACGGTCTTGCACTAACAGGTAAGTATACACCCGGTTTTAACTTCTTAGTCAAAGAGTTTAACGATATTGCACTCGCTAATCCTAAAGATCTAGGCAGTGTACGTCAGTATGGTATTACCACAGCTGAAGAGCTAGCTAACGCACAGGCGTTACAAACAGGCCGATTGGCGATAGGCTCTGCTGTTACATTTATGGCAGCTATGGCATGGATGCGTGGTGATCTTAACGGTAACGGCCCAGTTGACAGACAGAAGAGACAGATGTGGCTAGATGGTAAGTGGGAGCCAAGAACTATAAAGCTAGGTGCTGTACGTGTTGGTTATGATAACTTTGAACCATTTAACCTAATTATGTCTACAATCGCTGACGTAGGTGATGCAAGCGAGCTGATGGGTGAAGAGTGGACAGAATCAGAACTACAAAAGATTTCATTAGTTATAGCACAAGCTATTACAAGTAAATCTTATCTTGCTGGTATTCAGTCATTTGTAGACCTAGCTGGTGGTAGACCCGGACAATTTAGTAATATTGTAGCTGGATTAGCTAACAATATTGTACCTCTGGCTGGTATACGTAAAGAACTAGGTCAATTATTTACCCCATATATGCGTGAGTTAGGGTCTGGTATTGACCAGTCTATACGTAACCGTAACTTATTATCAGAAAAGCTAACAGCACTTACTCCTGTACAAGAACTACCTATCAAGTATGATTTACTTAATGGTAAGCCACTAAAATCATGGGACTTCTTGACTAGAATGTACAATGCAGTTAGTCCTGTATCTTTAAACTTAGACCAAAGCCCCGGTAGAAACATGTTGTTTGACAGTGGGTATGATCTAAGACTGTCAACATACTATGCACCAGATAGCACTAATCTTACTGACTCACCTTATCTTAGGTCTGCGTTTCAGAAAGCTATCGGAGATCAAAACTTAGAACTAGAACTAGACAAGCTAGCAAAGGACAAAAGAATATTAGCATCTATTGAACAGATGTATGCTGATATACGTGCAGGCAAGCGTGCACAGTATAATGCTAGAGACTACTATCATAATATTATTATAGATAGACTGTTTAGAAAAGCTCGTAGAATTGCATGGGCACAAGTCCGTAACTTACCAGAAGCTCAAGACTTAATTAAAGAGCAACGTAAGAAGGATATTGCACAAAGACAGAAAAGAAGAAACACAGCAAACATCCTCAACATACCTAAATAAATGGCAACAACATTCGTAGAATACACTGGGGATGGTAATGCGACTAAGCAGTTTACCTTTCCTTCATTACAAGAATCTGATGTTAAAGTTCGTGTAGACGGTGTACTTAAGACAACAAGTACACACTACAATATTACTAGCTACACTACTACAGGTGGCGGTAACGTAGTCTTTACATCAGGTAATATACCATCCAGTCCAGCTAACATACGCATATATCGTGACACTAATGTAGATACAGCTAAGGCTACATATACAGCAGGGTCATCGGTTAAGGCAGCTGACTTAAACAATAATAACACCCAGCTTTTATATAGATCACAAGAAGAGCAGATACCTAATCTCATACACTCGTATGATATAGATGCTGCGGCTATCGAAACATCCAATGTAAAAGATAGTGCAGTAACAACTGCTAAAATAGCAGCTGACGCTATAACTAGTGCTAAAATAGCAGATGACAGTATAGATTCTGAACACTATGTTGATGGCAGTATAGATACACAACATATTGCAAACGAGAATGTAACTACAGCTAAACTTGCAGCGGACGCAGTTACCGCCTCAAAACTTGCAGACAATGCAGTGGTTACAGCTAACATCGTAGATGCAAATGTAACACATGTTAAATTAGCTAACGATGCAGTAGACGGAGACAATATAGCAGATGATTCTATTAACTCTGAGCATTATGTAGATGGCAGTATTGACACTGCACATATAGCAGACGCACAGATAACTACAGCTAAACTAGCTGATGGGTCAGTAACAGATGCTAAGTTAGCTGGTGGTGCATTAGACTCTAGATACTATACTGAGACTGAGTTAGATGCAGGGCAACTAGATAATAGATATTTTACAGAAACTGAGCTAAATGCTGGTCAGTTAGATAATAGATACTTTACTGAAACTGAGCTAACTAACGGTGCTCTTGATGGTAGATATTTTACAGAAACAGAAGCTGACGCTAGATACTTTAACATTAGTACTGGAGACACTATTAAAGATGGTGATACATTTCCAGACAACGATACAACTATTGCTACAACCGCAGCTATCAACGACAGAATTATTGACTTAGTTGATGATGTAGGTGGTTTTGTACCTATTGCTGACGAAACATCTTTTCCTACAGCTAACCCTGACGTAAACAACGGATCTGGTACTCTTGTATCTATCAAGGCTATAGGCAGTACACGTACACCAAGTACAGGTACAGTTACTATTGCAAACGGTGCTGGAACTGGTAACACTGTTACTATCACAGGCTGTGGATCTACAGTTCTTACAGCAGGCTTTGGAGTAATCGTAGAGACTACATCTACACTACATACATACGCATTTCACAGATTAGTACCAAAAGCAACAGAGGTTACAACTGTAGCTGGTATTGCATCTAATATAACATCAGTTGCTAACAACTCATCTAACATAAATGCTGTAGCTGCTGATGCTTCTGATATTGGTATAGTAGCAGCAGATGGTACAGATATAGGATTAGTAGCTGGGTCTATTAGTAATGTCAATACAACAGCTGGCAGTATATCAAATGTAAATACTGTAGCTAGTAGCATATCTAATGTTAACTCAGTAGGTAGCAACATATCTAACGTAAACGCAGTTAACAGTAATGAATCAAACATTAACAGTGCAGTTAGCAATGCTAGTAACATTAACAGTGCGGTCAGCAATGCTTCCAATATAAATACTGTTGCAGGTTCTATATCTAATGTAAACACTACTGCTGGCTCTATATCTAATGTAAACACAGTTGCAAGCAATATATCTAATGTCAGTAGTTTTGCTGCTACATATCAGATAGCATCTTCAGCTCCTTCAACAGACGGTGCTGGTAATGCACTAGCTGCTGGTGATTTATACTTTGACACAACTGCTAACGAGCTAAGGGTACACAACGGATCTACGTTCCAAGGTGGTGTTACAGCTACTGGTAACTTAGCTGGTACAGGTGCTAACACGTTTACTGGAAACCAGTCTCATGGTGATAATGTAAAAAATATATTTGGTACTGGTAATGATTTAGAGATTTACCATAATGGAAGTGACTCTGTTATTGATGAAGTTGGCACAGGTGATTTAAAAATAAGAAATAGTGGTGCAAACAAACTAATTGTAAGTGGTACTGGTATAGGTGTAACAGGCAACATAACTGTATCTGGTAACGTAGATGGTCGTGACGTAGCTGCTGATGGTACTAAGTTAGATGGTATTGCAACCGGTGCAACTGCGTTTGCAAACGTAGTAGAAGATACTACACCTCAACTTGGTGGTGACTTGGATGTACAGTCCAATAAGATTACTACAGCAACCACTAACGGTAACGTAAAAATAGAACCTAACGGTACAGGTGTAGTAGAAGTACGTGGAGCTGGTGGTAACGATGGTACATTACAGCTAAACTGTTCTGCACAGAGTCATGGTATCAAACTAAAGTCACCACCTCACAGTGCTGCACAGAGTTATACACTAACTTTTCCTAGCAGTATTGTAAATAACGGTTTCTTAAAAACAGACTCTAGTGGTAACTTAAGTTTTGCAGCAGTTAATACTGACTTAGTTAATGACACATCCCCACAGCTAGGTGGAGACTTAGATACTAATGGTAACAATATTAAGTTTGCTGATAATGACATACTTGTAGTGGGTACAGGCAATGATTTACAGATAAAGCATAATGGCACTAAAAGTGAAATTAGAGGTGCTACTGCTACCAATATTGATATAAAAACAGCTGCTGATTTCTTTGTTACACACGCAAATACTGATGGAAGTGGCTCTGAAAATTGTATTGTTGCTAGAGGTGACGGAACCGTAGAGCTATATTACGACGGCAGTAAAAAGTTTGAGACTACAAGTGCTGGAACTCAAGTTTCTGGAAATCTTGTATGTGGAACTGTAACTCTTAGTGGAGGAGGATTAGCTTTAGCTGATGACGATAAAGTTGTATGCGGAAATGGTGATGACCTACAAATTTATCACGATGGAAGCCATAGTTATATTAAAGATGCTGGTACAGGAAGATTAAAAGTTTTAACCAGTTATTTTAATGTTTCAAACGCTGCTGATAGCGAACATATTATTGAAGCTATAGAAGACGGAGCAGTAAAGTTATATCATAATGGCAGTAAAAAGTTTGAGACTACAAGTTCTGGTGCGACAGTAACAGGTACTGTAACAGCTACATCATTTAGTGGTGACGGATCAAACCTATCAGGTATTGCTTCATTTCCTTCTGGTACAAAGATGTTATTTCAACAGACATCAGCTCCTACTGGTTGGACTAAGGTAACAAGTGGTGTAGATAACAAAGCTCTTAGAGTTGTATCTGGAACTGCTGGTTCTGGTGGTAGTAATGCGTTTAGTAATACTTTGGCTAGTAGATCACTTACAGCTAACTCAGGCAATACAACTGCTACTGGTAACATTTCAGTCGCTAATACAACTGCTGGAGGTAATGTCTCAGTCGCTAACGCAAGCACTGGTGGTAACGTAAACAGTCATACACTAACTGTTGCTCAAATGCCATCACACAACCACAACCTAAACCCATCTCAAGGTGCGTATGCAGTTGACACAAACATTGGAGGTATTGCAAGATCATCCGCTGGATCAAGTAATAACTTAGGTGTTAACGTTGGTAATACTGGTGGAAGTGGTAGTCACTCACACGGATTTACTGGCGGGTCACATAATCACAACGCTAGTTTTTCAGGTTCTGCACACAACCACAACGCAAGTTTCACTGGAACTGCACACAACCACAGCATTAGTGTAAGTAACTTAGATTTAGCTGTTCAATATTTAGACGTAATTATCGCTGCAAAAGATTAATGAATGATTCCACCATACTTACAGACCCCTATATTTATGTGATTAATGATATATTGTCTGAAGATAAATGTAATAAGATAATTGAAAAATTTAATCGTAAAAAAGCCCAACAAATACAAGGTAGAACCGGAGGGGGTCTTAACACAAATGTTAAAAATAGTAGAGATATACAGATAACTCATAGTAAGGGCTGGAAAAGAGAAGATAAATTATTTCACGATATTATTGCAGAAGGGCACAGACGTTACTATGACCATTTAAATGATCCAATGGTTAATAACTTTGTCCATTTTACTAACAATATGAAGCGTCATATTTTTTCTCCTTTTTATGCAGATCAAAAAACTTTAGAACTTATGGATACTGGCTATCAAATTCAAAAAACAGAACCGGGTAAAGGCTATGTTTGGCATGATGATTTTAGCCAGTATGGAACAACTGATAGTCCTGAAATTAGATATTTAACTTTTATTTTGTACTTAAATACTGTAGAAGAAGGTTGGACACAATTTTACAACGGAAATCAGGTATCACCAAAATCTGGTAGGTTAGTTTTCTTTCCAGCCACATGGACATATGTTCATCAAGGCTACCCACCAAAACAAACTAAATATATTATGACTGGCTGGATGCACACAAAAGTAAAAGCACCAGAACAAAATGGCAAAAATTAAACAAGGCAATCTTTGCCCGCTAATAGGTGAAGATTGTAGACAATTAGAATGTGCGTGGTACACTAAAATTGCTGGAGCCCACCCTCAAACTGGAGAACAAGTTGAAGAGTGGGGTTGTGCTGTAGCTTGGATACCTTTTTTACAAGTTGATAATGCTAAAGCAATTAGTCAAACTGGAGCAGCTATAGAATCATTACGAAATGAAACAGTAGACAGATTAACACCTTCCATACCAATACAGAAATTACCAATTAAAATAAATGAAAATTACGATAATACGTGAAGATAAAACTGTTGTTAAAGACGGTGTAGGGATAGCTGGTTTAACTTTATCTTCAGTTCCGTCTGACGTTTGGGCAGTACAATGGGATAGCACTACATCTACTGGTACAGTTGAGAAAAACGATTTGTCTGTAGAAACTATTACTTCTTTAGGTATCTATCAATCCTGTGTGGATGAGTTTGATACTAAAAAAACAGAGCTCGAAACACCGCCAACTCTAACAACTGATGAAGAGTGGGCTAACTTAAGAATTATCAGAACGTCTTTACTTAGTGAATCTGATTGGACACAGTTATCAGACTCACAATTAAGTAGCACTAAAAAAACAGAGTGGGCTACATATAGACAGACTTTAAGGGATTTACCAGCTAACACATCTGACCCAGCAAAGCCTACATGGCCTACTAAACCTAGTTAGTGGAGCTACCCACCATAGTACTGCCTAATACAGTACAAATAAAAACCCCTTCTTTACCTCTCCCTACAGCAGATGTTCCCTCATATCAACCTTTGGTCGTACCTCCGCAAGATTTACGAAGACCCGAAGGCACGGAGGAGGTGCGGACAGAAGAAAACCCTCCACCAAAAAAGAAAGGCATCCTCAGAAAAATAAAAGAGAATGTAGATGACCATGACGAACAGATGCAAATACTAGGAGCCATGGTGCGTCTAGGAGTAGTTATCTGGTCTGGTTTTATTATTACACTAAATTACGTAGAGTTACCTATGGTCAAAAAAACTGGAGCATCATCTGACATTACGTTCGTTGCTTCAATTTTTACGGGAGCCCTTGCAACATTCGGGCTGTCTACAGGTAACAAAAAGTCAAAAGAAGACAAACCAAAACAATGAAGAAACTAATTCTTCTCTTAGCCCTGTTATCACCCGCAGTAGCAAGAGCTAATACTGTTACCCCTCAGTTTACTACAGGGTCTATGAACAGTACAACCACTACAACTCAAACTATTGTGGAGACAGAGCAAGTCCAAGTTTATGGAGCTGCTGTGAACACATGGTCTGGGACAAACATAACTCCGTCAGCAGATATCACTACAAGTGGTACAACATTTTCTGTAACAGATACAGCTAATCCATGGAGCTTAGAAACAACAACAAGAGCAGCAGGCTTAGTAGAGCAGCGAGATTATACACGCAACTACACAATAAATTCTACTACTACATCGCTCTCTGTCTTCTCTCAGTAACACCTGTATACGCTGAAGGAGATACAGTTAATAAATCAAATCCTGTAGCAGCAGCTACGGGTAATGTGACGAACCAAGCCGTACAGTTTCAGAACAACGGTGCATCGTCACGTCAGGTATATGGCCCAAACATACAATGTAATGGGTCTACTATGACGTTTAGCCCTTTTTATATGGGCAACGATACAAGGCCAGAAGCTGAAGAAAGCTACAACATCAATCAGAACTGGGGCTTTCAAGTTAACTTTATGGTTCCGCTAGATCGCAAAGGTCTACAGCAATGTAGAGATATAGCTAAACGTCAGGAAGAAAAGATGCGACTAGACTATGAGCTAGTCCGTGCATTAAAATGTGCAGAGCTGATGCAACGTGGCTTTACCTATCATCCTAAGTCAAAGATGAAAGTGTTATGCCAAGACATTGTACCAATATCTGCTCTACAACCACCTAAGAAAAAGAAATTTTGGCAACGATGAGTACACTAACAAGATTAAAAGCCTTAGAAGCAGAAGCAGCTAAGAAAAAATCAACTAGAAAAACAAAAGCAAAACGTGACGAAGCCGGACGTTTTGTAAAAGATGAAGCAGACCTTACAACACCATCATTATGATTGCACTAATCAAACCTATACTGTTCAAATTTTTGGGCAGCAAAGCTGTAAAAGAGCTTGTAATAAGTCTATTAGAAGCATACAGTAAGACTACTGATAACACAGTAGATGACAAGCTAACAGCTCTTGTCAAGAAAAATTTATTATCAGAATAATATGGAGAATCCAAGGGTTATACCCAAGAAAGCAACCGAAGAGAGTTTTAACGAGCTACACTACCTTGTTACAGAGGACTTTCTACGCAGAATCAAGAGTGGAGAAGCAACAGTACAAGATCTAAAGGCAGC